TCCTTGTTGTGACCGTTGTAGTGGCGGTGGGGGTCGGTATCGGTGTGTGGGTGCACTATGATCGAGTGCATGATCAGGAGACAGCCAGTCTGGTAGATCACGCTGTATCCAGTGCACTGGCTGGTGTTACTACACAGCCCACAGAGACTACTACAGAACCAGCAGCCACAGAGGCGACCGCAACCACAACAACTACAAAGCCCACAACCACTAAGAAGAAAAAGAAGAAGCATACTACCACGCAACCGCAAGTAGTGTATCGCACCGAAAGGAATGGCACAGTAGCCCCAGACGCAATAAGAGAAACAATCGAATCAACGGTGCCGAATCGTCCTGCTGACGCGCACTTTGATCCCATACCTTCTGACGATGGATATTACTGGGACACAGCTTCTTCTCGAGACGATCCGTTAGAAAAAATATATGTCGATGAAAGCGGCAGGCATTTCTATTTCAAAAAGGGCGATAAATCCACTCCAAGAATATATATTGACTAATAACTCTAAAGCGGCTGTTCCAGTGCGGAGCAGCCGCTTTGCTGTTTATTGCAATTTTGCTTTCAGCGCGTCCACTTCTGCCTGCAAAGCGTCCAGTTGCTTCTTTTGATCTTGGATCAACTTAAGCATTGCAGGGATCATAATACGATCCTGCCAACTTTCCGGCCGTCCATCTTCATCATAAATCACTGCATTAGGATAGTGCTGGGCCAAATCCTCTGCCACCAAGCCGATTTGTGTGCCACCGACCAGCTCTTTGTCCCGACACTCCGGCTTGTAATTGTACTGGCTTACCTGCACATCATACAGCCCAATAGGATCCAGAGACCGATCTTCCAACGGCTTAACGTTTTCCTTGTACCGTGCGGAAGAACTGGCAGTTGTAATAACACCGCTGGTGTTGACCACTAAGGGAACCGTTCCGCTGACCGCTTTGAAATTGAGCTTCACATCTCCACGCGCTACTACATTGCCATTAACAGTCGTATTACTGTTAAGATAAATACTGCTTCCAAATAAATACAACCGATTGTTCCCGCCATTTGCGCTCAATACAAATCCACCAGCAGATTCGATCGTATCTCGTACAGCTTCTGATCCATCAAGGGACCAATTCAATGAACACAGTTTGAAGCGCGTCGCGGTTCTGTTTTGGATCTCTACTCCACCACCATTATGGCGAAGATATATCGTTCCACCTTCCAAATATGTTTTCAATTTTTTGTCGTATTGACCATAACCAACAACTAACGAACTACCACCAGAAGCTGCATTGATGATTTCGCAACCAGAAAAGTCATAAATTTTCTTGTGGAAAGTAACATCCGTATCAAATGTTGTTTGACCAGCAACATCCAATGAACCGTTGCACCACATATTACCAGCCATTGTTACACCCCATACGCCTGTGTAAGAGCCGTCCGAATTCTTTTTTTGCACAGATAGAACCCAGTCGCTGTTCTTTGACGGCTTTCGGAAATATGCGCGATTATTTCCCACATCGCAATACAAAGCGTCTTCGTCTATGTTCCACCCGGCGATCGTGCCTTTATCCGCAAGGATCTCAATACCGGAGAGTCTACCGGCTGAAATGTCCGTAGCATTCAGGTAATACTGGTTGGTTTTTTTGTTGTAGTACACCGCAAAGTCCTTAAAGGGGCCTTGCAGTCCGGTGGAAGAAACAGCCATGCCGTTCTTATTCAGCAGCAGGCAGCGTCCTTTGGTCTTGCCCTCCGCTGCCGGGTACTCTCCGATATAAAGCGCGTCTGACACACCATCGCCGTCTCGGTCGATCAAAGCAGCGTAACCGCCCACTGCGTTCGTGATAGAATCCGTGGCGTCCTGAATGCGCTGCGCCAACGGCGCTGTGACCTGCTGCATAGCCTTAGAGATCATGCGGGAAAGAATGCTTCCGGCAGAGCTGCTCTCCTGTTCTGAACGGGCATGAGCGGCCACATCCATAGTGACGGAGCCATCATAATCATACTCCACACCCATCAAGGGGATATGGTGATCGCCGGTATCGTCCCGGTAAGTGATCACATCGAAACTATCCAACGCCGGATTGGCCGTGAGTAATGTCATACTTCCCGGTCGATACTGTATGCCCAGGTCAAATACAGTCTCGCCCTGGTCTCCATCGTCTATGTAGATCATATCAGACACAGCGTTGAATACTTTTTCCGCTTGGGCCTGGGTGGTGATCAGTGGGTTGTCGAAATACAGCACCTCGCTGTTGACCGACAGACTATCTGGTGCAAGAATGTTCTTATTCCCATTGTTGCAACTGATCCCCAGGTAGGTTTTGTCCGTCTCTGCCAGTGAAACCTCTGTGACCGTGTCATCTGTCACCGCGTATTCTGCCGTACCATCATATACCTGGGCGAAAGTATCTACTCGCAACTTGCCTTCTCGATCAAAGACGGCAGCACAGCCGCAGAACCCAGCCACATAACCGATGGCATCATTCACATTATAGGCAGTGACCTGCTGCTTGCCGTCCTCGTCTGTTTCCGTACCGCAGAGCAAAGAAACATCTACCGTGCCAAAGCCGGAGACCTTGCTCTCCACGCCGGCAGCCAACTCAAAGTTACCCTGGCGTGCCAGGTCTTTTAAGATTGCCAAAGGGGTCTGCTGACCGCTGATGGCGGCAGAATACGGCATAGAAAGATCATACATGTGGTCGTACATTTCCAAAGTGGTACATTCGCCGGACCGAGTGACCTTTTCCGGATAAAACACGCCCATTGGCACCCACTCCACTGCACCGTTGACCATACAGCCAAAGTACACCACGGTTTTCTGCCCGCGAAGCACGGCACCGGCGGGCACAGCCCACAGAACGCAGTTACACCCACAAGCGTAGGACTTTGCCAGCGCGTAATCGTCATGGCTGATACTGCGGTCAATATTCAGCTCCATAATGTTATTTTGCTCATTTGGGCTTGTAGGATCCGTCTCATCGTTGTAGCCAAAAATGAAATTGCCACATTTAACCTTCACATAGATCCGTTCCCCGTTTTTGATGGCCTGGTTAAAAGCTGTGCTTGTCTTGTACATAAAATACTCCTTTAGCGCTCGATGGCATCTACTTTGTAGTTGATGAAATACCGGCAATCCCTGGCACCGGAATAGGCTGTCCAACTGGGCGTACCAAAGTAGCAGTTGAACGAAAACACCGTATTCCCGGAAGTATCCTCCAGTTTAATAGAATGCCAGGGCTTACTCGCATTGTTGATCACGCCGTTTAGCTTGTCCAATTCCGCCCGGGTCAAGGGCGGAAAGGACAACTGCCTTGTTTTTTTGACCTGAACGATACTGCCGTTCATATAAGCCGACTTGGAGCGGCCCGTGTTAGAGGACCACACCTTTTCGTCTGAACAGGATATGGCATTGAATGATGGGTTTGGCATTTTTGTGCCGTCAATATATAGTGGCATACCGTCCCTCCTTACGCTGTGGCCGTAACCGGGTCACGGCCTTTCTTTTCTGTTTGGTTCACATCGTCCAGCACCACCGTGCTTAAATGCTTACCGCCCACATATACCGGGATTGTTACATTGACCGCCTGCCCGCTGCTACCCAGCATTTGTACCATCATTGCGGCTACCTTGCTGATCCACTGGGTGTTTCGCTCCAAAGGCACAACAGCCTCGGCGCCTTTACCTTCCAGCAGACCGACCTGGCCTTTTTTCAGCACGCCGCCCTTTTCCAGCTCTGGGATAGTGGGTATAGAAAACAACTGGTACTGGCCGTTGGTCACGCTCACGCCCAGGGCGCTAAGCACCTTAGACAGCGTGCTGCCAACGCTAATCAGCAGCTTGTCATTGATCTTGCCAACCATATTGTTGACCAGTTTGATCACACCGTTTAAGGGGCCTTTGAACGCATTGGTAAAGGTGGCTTTCAAATTCTTCAGACCGTTCTTTAAGCCGGTCACGATCTTACCGCCAAGGCCGGTGACTTTTGATACAACGCCATTTTTCCCGGTAAAGAAATTAACAACGCCGTCCTTAAATCCTTTGAATTTTTGGCTGACCTTTTTCCACAGATCGCCGATACCGTCAAACAGACCTTGGGAAATAAAGCCGCCCTGTTCTTTCATAACCCTTGAAGGTGACTTGATCTTAAAGGCTTTCTGGAAGCCTTTAAGAAACGGCTGGAAGATATGTTCATTGATCCACTTTCCTGCGTCACCAATACCGTCAACAATGCCGTCCCAAATGCCCTGGGCCACATTGCCGCCGGCTTCTTTGATCTTGTCGCCAAAATAGGACTGTATGCCGGACACAGCGTCAGAGATCAGCTGTCCCAGAAACGCGCACAGGCCGCCTAAAGCTGCACCAAGTGCTTCAAACAGAGCGCTTGCCATTCCACCAAAATCAATACCGCCTATGAAGTTTTCCAGCGCCGTAGCCAGCCCTCGCCAGTCCAAATTTTCCAGAAAGCCTGCAATGGTCTTGAATACACCGCTGATTGCATCGGACAGAGTCTTTGCCACCTGTCCCCAGTCAATGGTGTTGAATATACCGTTCAGGTTTTTAGCAAAGCCTGCGCCAAGAGCTGCAAAATCGAATGTGGTCAGGAAGGTGTCCAGTGCACCAAAGACGGTGTTCACACCGTTACCAACAATTTGTCCGGCACCCTCCCAGTCGAAGTCACGGATGAAGCCGTTTAGGCTCTTGGCAATACCGCTGACAGCGCCGTTGACTTTGTCCTGTATGCCTTTCCAGTCCAGTGCATTGATCTTGCTAATAATCTTATTACAAGAACCGGCGATTTGTTCGCCGATTCCCTCAAAGTCGCAGCTTTTCCACAGGTTCTTGATTTTCTCCAAATAAGCGGAGAACTTGTCGGACGCTGCCGGCGTATTGGCTGTAGACGCACCGGACGAACTACTGTCTTGCTGATCATCACTAACCTTAGTGATTTGGTCAAATCCGTACAGTTCTTTCTGCGCTTGAGACAGCTTTTTCGTCTCTTTTGTGGTCTTGCCCACAGCGGTGGCCGTGGCATTTACCTGCGAAGCGATCCCCAC